CATCTTCACTATCATCACTTTGTATTTGAAAATCTTCTACTATTTTAATTTCTTCCGGATTAGCTTGATATAACTTATCAATAAATTTTTCAAACTTTATTAGATTAGTTTTTTTCTTGACAATTACTTTTAAAATTTTATTCTGATATTTTCTGGTATCAAATGTTTGATGATTGGTATCTTCATAATAAATTTTATGAAATAAATTATAAGGATTATCTACATAAAAATGCTCTAAAGTTTCTGTATCAAAGATAGTAAACCCTCTAACGTCATCAACATCACTCCAAAACATTTCATAAGGATTTCCTAAATAATAGATTTTTCCATTATCCGATCTAGTGTGATAGTGTCCCGAGAAGACGAGTTTGAACTTCTCAAATAGTTTGCTATCCAAACCTTCTTCCATGGAGATTGCTTTATTAACTCTAAATCCCTGGAACTCAAGATGCCCCATCGCAACTTGGCAAGATGTATTTTGAATAAGTCTAAAAGTTTCTTCTTCATTTTCAGCGTTAATCCAAGGCAAAAGTAAAATGTTTAAGTCACCTACAGTAATCTCCGTAGGAGAGCTGTAAATATTAATATTTTTATATTCTCTTAAAAGAAGATCGGGAGAATTAATTTTATTAGTATTTTTTAAAGCACAATCATGATTACCAGTAATTAGGTGAACATTATACTTTGAAAGAGGTTCCAATACAACTCTTCTTGTCCAATCAAGACCAGATAAATCAATTGACTTTCTACTATCAAAGGCATCTCCCATATGAATAATAGTGTCTATACCATTTTCCTCTAAAAATGGAAAAAATACATTAGAGTAAAAAGATTCAAAATGATCTTGAAATACTTTGGAAGATTTCCTAGCACACCAATGAGTATCAGTAATTATGGCTACTTTCATTCAATATCTCAACTTACTGTGAACTGCATCTTTAATAGAATTATAATCAGAATAGCTATCCCCATCAATAGATCCGCTAGAATCAAAAACTTCACTATATCCACTTTTTTCAAGAATTTTATTCTTAATCTCTATCTGCCTCTTTTCTTTCTGAATTCTTCTAATAAAAGCATAGTGAATTATTTGAGTAAAATAAGCAAATGGATTCTGAGATTTTTCTGGATCAAAATTGTGAATATACTGAACACAATTTTCAATTCCATCAGAAATCATATCATCCTTAAACATATAATTTACAAAATTTGGTTTAAAGGATAAATGAGTTGCTATTTTTAAGAAACATTCGCCAATATAGTTTGGTATTGGAGGCTTAGGTAAATTTTTACATTGAGAAATTTCAATGTTGTTTCTATATTCAATCAAAGCATGAAGAAATTCCTTGTTATTAACATAATGTACGGATCTCTTTCTTTTTGTCATTACATTTGTGCTAATCATTATATATCTATAAAAACAATCGTTACAGATATAATAGCACCTTATTGAGTATTTGGCAACATTCTAAAAAAGTTGACAGCCCATTGAAAATACAGTAGACTAGCCTTGTCAGGTTTCAAGAAAATATTATATCTTTAAGTTCTTAGAGTACTTTAAGTTCTTTAAGTATCTTTAAATATTTTTTCTAAAAGTTCTTTAGCTTCATCTATAGATCCTATATAACCCATTCTACGATCTATTTTAGAATAATTACTTTTAGATTTATCTATTTGTCTAGTATAAGATTCATAAGCCATAATCATATCTATATTATCAGATTCAGATATAGTTAATATATCTTCCATTCTTACTATAAAGGTATCATCGCTAGAAGTCTTTAACCAAGGTTCTATTTTAAATCCTATAGTACCTTCTCTAGATTTTATTGAGTTAATTACTATAGGATGTAATAATAACAATAGTATTTCTTCTTCATTATCACAAACAGATACTTTAGAGAATACCTCTTCACCATTTTTGAATTTTAAACTAGCATAAAACTCTTCTTCCATCATTTATTTTAAATTTACTGGTACTATTTCATAATTAAAATTTTCTTCATTATAAATTTTTACTCTTTCTATAAAATGATTTAAAGTATAATTTTTATAAGATTTATAGCTTATATCATCAGCTATATCATAAAGGACTGCTTTATTTTTATTTTGACTTTTTCTCAGGACTCTTCCGATGCTTTGTAAATTTCTAACTCTTGATTTACTAGGGGATGAAAATACTACATTATGTAAATTTTTAATATTGACACCTGTACTCATGGTGCCATAAGATGCAATTATAATAGCATTATCCTCTCTCTCAGTAATTTCTCGTACTTTCTCTCTCTCATCAACATCAACTCCTCCATGTATAAAAAATACATTTCTGTCATTGACACTATTATTTATTAAATCGTACAATACCTTTCCATGAGCTTCAACTCTAGAAAATAAAATTAATGTATTTCCTTTTAAATCCAAAGCCAGATTTTTAATAAACTTATTTCTTTTTTCATTACCTATTAAATATTGAACTTCTTCTTCATAATTTTCAAACTTCTTTGGAGAATGTTTCATTAATAAACAAAATATATCCAATGAAGAAATGAATCCTTTTTCCATTAATTCTGAAGTTCTTGTTACCTTATAAGATGGACCAAATAAACCTTCAAGAACCCATTTATGCGTTTGTGTTCCGTCTAGAGTTCCAGTGAAACCAAATCTGTACTTAGCACTATGTAAATGAGTCATAATATTAATTAAAGATTTGCTCTTAAATAAATGAGCCTCATCACCAATAACTACTTCATAATCATTAAAGAAACTTTTTTCTAATTTATAAATTGATTGCCATGTAGTAACGGTTACTGGAAAATTATTATTTTTTTCTCTTCCCGAATATATTTTATGACAGTAATTATCAGCATCCCATCCATAATCTTTAAAATCACTCACCATTTGCTCTACTAAACTTGTAGTTGGAACAACAATTAATACTTTTTTACCATAAGAGCAAAAAAATCTAACAATAGAATATATCATTAAAGATTTTCCAGATGCTGTTGGACTAATCAATAATTTTCTATTGTATCTTAAAGCATCATAAACACACTCAATCTGATAAGATCTTGGAGTATGTTTACAAATAGATGTCATATAATCTTTAACACCTTCTAAAGATATGCTTTCATTTACTTCAAAAGGAAGACCATAATATTTGTTATCTTTGAATTCATAAGTATATTTGTGTAGTTTTATTTTTTCTATTACCTTATCTAATAATCCTACATATATTTCTCCAGTATGGACTGAAAGAAGTCTTATTGTCCCATCCCAATTTTTATTTCTTCTTTGAGGCATGAATTTTGCATTTGGAACCTCAAATGTAAAGTATTGTTGAAGTTCATACAAAATATGAGGCTCACATTCTAACTTAATGTAAACCTCATTTTTCTTAGAAATAGTTATATCTGCCACATTGTATAATATCGCTACAAATATTTATCAGCTGATTCCAGAATGAAATTTCATATATTCTATAGAATTTTTAATTTGATAGCTTCTATTATTCAACATTTTAATGATATCAGTTAAATAATCCAATACCGTATTATAATATTCTATTTTCATATTCAATTTTAAAATATTCTCATCTCCATCCAAATATTTTTGTAAGGCATCCTTATCCCTAATTTTATATGGAAATGGTTCCTCTACATATACCTCTGCTGGCGATTTCCCGGTATAATATTTGTATCTATCTAAAAGTTTTATCTTTTTATCTTGATCTGTTTTTTTCTTTAATAATGTAAAGTTATTGTAAATTTCATAATATTTCGCATGTAGGGAAGGTATTTTTAAAGACTCTAAATGAAGATTGTCAATGTCTATTTTAGAATCCTTTTCCCACATGGATTGTATTTTTTCAAGGTCAACATTCATAATTTATTTCCATACTTATCAGTGATATAATATCTAGTATACTTGAACCTTACCTCCGATGTAAAGTATTCAGTGTCATTTTCTGTAGATGTAAATTCAAGTGGTCCAATAGAATATGGATACATATCTTCAAATATTACATTAAAATTAACGTTGAATGAACTATTTAAAACTTGAAGTGTTCCGTCAGAATAAATGTTCATCATTGGAGAATTTTTATTGTCAATTGTTGGTGGTTCATTCTGAAGGTCAAAAATTTCTTTTAATGAATCTGGAAATCCTAATCCTCTAATCCATTTTTGTATTTGAATATAATTTTCAATATTTTCATCTACCAAAAATTTTAATATAAAATCATCAAATTCTATTTTATCGCCGGGAATACTTAAATCTTTTAAATATGACGATTGATTCGCATTTCCTAAAGTCATTCCTGGAACATTAGCATTAGTTCCAAAAAAAGCTACTTTTGGTGCTCTATTTAAAATAAATTTAAAACCACCAGAAGAAAGAAAATTTCGGTTCGTAATCTGGTTAGTAAATATACTTTTTGTGTTGTTCATTTTTATTACTATTTATTTTTTTCAATAAAAAAGGGGGGAATTTCTTCCCCCCATTAAAATCAATATGTGAAGATCACATTAGGTTCTTGACTTGTACTCTTCTGTAGTATACGTTAGAGTTTCTCTTGAGGCGACCACCCTGACCATCGGCAGGAATTGTGGCACCTTCAGCGAATGGGTTAGCAACCATGCCATAACGAGTCTTAAAGCCGATCTTAGGCTGGAAGGTGTTCTCACCAACGGCACGAACCATTTGGAGAGGAACATATGGGCAATAGAATAGTCCAGCGTCATAAGGATTAGAGCCCTTATAACCAACTACGTAATACTGATTAGCAGCTACGTTAGCAGCATAAGGATCAATATATACGCGATATTTGCCCATGAGAACGCCAGCAAAAGTATTGCCAGTGTCATCTACGCTAAGATTTGCATTTAGAGCAGGGGTGTAATCAAGAACACCAGCCATGCTGAGAGCAGAAGCAACGTCAGCTGAGCAAAGAATGGTGTTGCCCTTTCCTCTACGAGTTCTTTGTGCGATTGCGTTAGCATCACGCTCGATTTGGAAAAGAAGACCCTTGAACTTCTCAACACTCCAACGACCATTTGAGTCAATATCAAGGTCAAAATAACCTTGAGTAGCAACGTTTGCTTGGGCACCAGGCTCAGCAACGTTATAAATGGTACGAATTACTTCGCGGTTGATTTCGGCAAGAATCTCAGTGCTGAGAATATTAGCAAGCTCAGCTTCAGCATTTAGACCATGAATAGCTTTCAGGTCTTGTGCTAGTTCTAAGCTATACTCAGCCTTGAGAGCGCGTGACTTAGCAACAACGGATACTTTCTCGATTGAGAAAGCCATTTCGTTGAACTGAGCACCGCCATCAGTACCAAGAGCTTCAGCGTTATCAGTACGCATACCCTGACCTACGTTGTAGGTGGTTGCGTCAGTTGGTGAACCAGCTGGACTTAGTAGGCCTGGATTGGTTCCCTGCTGAGCAGTTGTACCAAGACCAACGGCACCATTAGTCCATCCTTGAGTTTGGGCAAAGGTTGAACCTTGACCTGAGAAAGCAGTATCTACTTCATTGTAGAATGCTTCAGGACCGCTCTGATCGCTATAACGTGAGCGCATTGCGAAAATTAGTCCGGTAGGACCATTCATTGGTTGAACGCCAGCGAGGTCATATGCGACCAAGTTGGGCATTGAACGACGAATTAAGCTAATTAGAACTGGATCGAAACCAGCAACTGGTGAACCAGCACCAGCTGAAAAACCTGGAGTTCCAGTGCTTGACTGTGTATTAACAGTAGGGGTTTCCATTAGGTTCTGAAGTGAACCTGTTTGGAAAGCAGTTTCTTCCCTTAGGAATTTTTCTTGGTTCTCTAGCAGGACTGCGGTTACTGCTCTTCTGTGTGAATCTTTGATTCTATCAAGACCATCATAGTCTAGAAGAGGAGCCCACTTTTCCTGCAAGTGCTCTGAATTGAACATTTGCGTTTACCTCTTAAAAAGTGCGTTTGTTTTGTTTGAATAATATTGAATTCAATTCTTGCTGAATGCTGAAAGGGTCTTCAAGTAAGCAGCCATTGGTGCAGAAACGGATTCCTGAACTACGTCCACTCCTTCAGACAAAGTTTCAGTTTTAGCTGTTGGAGGAACTCTTTTTGAAGAAAAATAAGCTTCCTTCAAAATCTCCAATTTTTCACGATATTCTTCTTCACTTCCAAACTCAACACTTTCGGCAAGTGAAGCGAGCTTTTCTTTCTGAGAAAGTGCTAGACCCTCAGAAATTTGATCAAAGATCCCATCTGCAACCGACTCCGCGAGACGCTTGTTTAGGGAAACATTTTTCTCGATTTGCTCGTTGAGTTTTGTTTCCATTTCATCAAGTTTTTCTACCATGCTCTCAAGTACATCATATTTATCTTCAGGGATTGATACATAATGATCTTCAAAAAGTCCTTTCAGACCTGACATAAATGATTCTGTAAGATCGCTCTTAACACCATTCTCAACTGATAAACGGTTTTCATTTAACCATTCTTCAGAAACATACTCTAGATAAGAATCGATGCGATCACTAAGAGTTTCTTTGATTTCTTCTACTTCTTCAACTAGTCTTTGTTCGTATGCGATTTCTAAAGACTCTTTAATTTGATTTACTTTTGATTTTAAAGCAGATTCAAATATTACTTTAGCTTTATCTTTAAACTCTTCGGAAAGATCTTCGTTTTCAACCAGAGCAGTTACATCTTCTTCAACATCAAATTCAAAATCTTCTTCTAACTCTTCATCTTCATCATCTTCATCATCTTCATCATCTTCTTCATCATCTTCAGTTTCTTCTTCCATTACAACTTCTTCTTCATATTCAGAATCTTCTGAAATTTCTTCATCAATAAGATCTTCATCTTCTAACTCATTATCTTCTTTAGTAACTTTCATTGCTTCGGCTGGCTTAGCATTTTTAGTTACTACGTCCTTTACTCTATCCAGCTTTGATTCTGGTGTTTTTAACTTTGCAGGACCTTCTGGATCATTAGTATAATTTGTGGGATCTGGGCCACCAAGATCCACCCAACCACCAGCACTTTGACCATCAGGAATACCTGTGGTTAAATGTGGCATTGGGTCCGCTGCTTTAGCATTAGCATTAACAGCGGTCTTGGATTGCTTTGTGCCTGCTTCCATTTCTTGTAGTTGTTTACCACGAGACATTTGAACTCTCCGATTAACCTTTATTTTAATCTATATTTATTTATAAATTATAAATTTGCCAAGAATTCATTGAATAAATTTAACTTATGTTCTTCAAGCCTTCTTTGGTCAACTAAAGTATTGATTTTACGTTTTGTTTGTTCAGCTAGCTTTTCTCTAAGAATTCCTCCGTCCCAAACCCATTCTTTCCCCTCCATAATTCCTTGAACAAAAGCATCTGGAGCAGATGGATCAGCAACAATATCAGCAGCTGTTGCCAACATAAAATCCTCACCAACTTGGCTATAACCTTCTTTACAGGGAATTAGTGAACCAATACCGCGAGATGATACGCCTAAAGTTACTCCATCTTTTAAAAGAGATTCGGCGATTTTACCCATTGGGGTAGATAAAATTTGAGCCTTTCCTATGAAATTATTACCTTCACATGTTAAAGAAACAATTTTATGAGAAACTCTATCTAGATTTACTGTCGGACCATCTGGATGACCAAGTTCCCCAAGAGCTCTTCCCTTATTGACATAATTTTCTGTATATCTTCTCACTTCTTTTTCCATAATATTCATTGGATACATTCTTCCATTACGATTTACGCATTCGGCCTGTAAGAATGGTCCAGTGATGTAAAGCTTTGCTTGCTTTCCAACACCCTCAGTGATTACTTTTACCTTTTCGATTTCTTCTCTGATTAGTTTCATTTTAGGCGTTTCCTGATATTTGTACTTGGTGTAAATATAATGTTCCAGATGAACCGGCAGTTTTTCCAGCTACTTTAAATACTTCACGCAATTCTCCATAAGAATTTGTCACTTCTCCTTGTGCCGAAGTATTTAAATCTAATGTTATTCTTGTTGAAAAATAACCGTCATAACCAGAGGAACTATCAACAGAAGATACATAAGCAAAATTCGTATTAATTCCTGAAGGCGAAATTCCCGTAAGTTGAACTGTGTCACCAACTTCAAAAGGAGATCCAGTTCCAGATGGGAAATCGATAATTGTAGTAGAGCCTGTTGTAACTCCAACTACTTTTTGACATTTTACTGGACCAATGCTTAGAGTAACAGACTCTCCAGATGCTACATAATAATTTGAATTTGTTGCTGTTGGATTTGTTCCAATAGCAACATGGCATCCAGAATCTACTGATACTACTCTTAAAGTATCGCTTTGTTTTACAATAATTTCAGATTGGGAACTGGTTCCACTTACCGAAAATGAAGATCCACTACCTACGGGTTTATGCGCCATTATTCTTATAATACACTTATTAGTTATTTATTCTATACTATTATTCCATCTCCATGTTGTTAAACATAGAATCTGCAATTCCTGGTTTTAATGCCTCAATTTTTTCAATACTTTTTTTAAAAAGAGCACTTTTAATTTCGTCACTGATATTTGATGGAGATTCATCAGCAATAATCATGTCTACAATGTTTTCCATTTTTGTTTTTTATAATTATGCTCTATTTATATTTCACCACCTTTAGGGATTGATGGCATAGAACTTGGCGGCATTTCGGTATCAGCTGGAACTTGCCCCATTTCTCCTTGAATGTTGTCCCCAGTGATAGGAGCACCAGTTTCCGGATCAATAGGTGCATTTGGATCAGGAATAATTCCTTCTTCTATTTCTTTTTTAATTAAAATATCTTGTTCAACTATCTCTTCATCAGTTTGTCTTAGAATCTTTCTTCTCACATAATCTTGAGAATAATATTTCCCAATGTAAGGTTCGGCGGTTGATGCTAACCCTAACCTCTCACTTAGCAATTCCGATTCTTTTAATTCTGAGAAATGATTATCATATAGGAAATCATATTGAATATGCTGAGCCATTAATTCCCAGTCTTCCGGAGTTACAATATTTTTCAAAATTAGTTGAGTTTTTAACATATCATTAAACATGTTGGAAAATCTTTTTCTCAATCTTCCTACAAACTTAGTAAATTTAAGTTCATCTCTTAATATTTCTGATGAACGACCTAAATTAAATCCACCTTCTCCATCTATTCTGGAAATTGGTACATTTAGTGATCTATAAAGCTTTCTTTGGAAATAATTAATATCTGTAATCTCTCCAAGATTTTGTCCACCAGGAAGTGTTGTAATTTCCGTTCCTCTTCCACCTTCTCGGCGAGGAAGCCAAAAATCTTCAAGCATACTCATAAATTTTTTATCATCACGAATTTCTCCAGTTGACGCATCATATACTAGTTTGTTACGATAACGCATCATAACGTCACGAAGATATTGTTCTGCTTTTACCTTAGGTAGATTTCCTACATCAATATAAAAAATTCTACGTTCTGGGGCACGAGATAATCTGTAAATAACAAGTGAATCCTCAATCATACGAAGTTGATTAAGAGATTTAATCGCTTTATTCAAATATGAAAGAGTAATTCCTTTGTTTCTATCAACTAATCCGGATGTACAATATGTGATGGCATCTTTGGCTATTTTTATCCCAGCATTAGCCGAAGAGCTTTGTCGTCCATCAATAGGTCCGATTGATTGAGCTGCTTTTGGACTGTATACAAAATATTCTTGAATTTCTGGAAATTCCATGTCTAGTGGATCATTATCCCCATCATATGAATTGACTCTTAATTTGGAGTTGTTTTTAGAACTTGCTTTTTGTCTTACATAACGCATTTTCATTGCGTCAATATATCTTAACTCTTGAATTCCATCTTGAGGATTTTTGAAATCAATAACTTTGTGATAATATAATCTTCCGTCAATATACCAATTTCTATAGATCTCATGACTTTTTTTATCAAAATCTAATAGATCTAAAATTCTTTTAAATTCTTCTCTTATTTTTTTCTTTAATCCGTCGCTAGCTTTTAGGTTGGAAAGCTCAATTTGTACTGGAACGTCATTGCTATCAGATACAATAGCCTCGTTGACAATATCTTCTATGGCACTATCAACTTCGGGGTGAAGTGCCATTTCTCTATATCTTTTAATTAAATCAAATTCTGTTCTATAAACTCCTTCAATATCTACATAAGATCCAAAAAAGCCACTAGTTAAATAATGATCAACCCCATCCTCATCATTTTGAGGAATGGGGGAAGCAATGTTTTTATTTTTAGATTTATTGTTTTCTATTGAAAAACCAAACAGCCTAGACATAATTAAATTTTCTGATTCGTTATTTTACTATTTATTAGGAAATAATAGTGTTAGTAGAATCTCCACTTTCTCCAGCTGTCCAGTATTGAATTTGAAATTCTACCGTATACTCCTCAATGGCATTTGGATTGTCATATGATAGATCAATTGCTCCTACAGATGTTGGAAATATATCATAGAATTTATAACTTCTTAATGGAGTTATCGCAGTTCCGTCATCAATATCTGAATTATTAGTGGAGAAAACAGTACCAGCACCTCTTCCAAGTTGATGTACAAACGCATCTGTCATGTATGAACCTGGATTTGTGGCTCCAGTGTTATTGTCAAGTTTGCTTATGGAATTCATCCATAATTCAAATGCAGTTCTCAATTTAAAGTCTTCATCGTTAATGACAGTTACTGTCCATGGATCAAATGTTCTGTCTCCAGCAACTTTTAATTCTCTTCCTCTGAATTGAACTGGAATTGAAGCCACTGTAGATGCTGGAAGAGCTGCTGTTTTGCATAAAAATTTAAAAGTTTCAATTTCTTGACCAGCACCAGTTCTCCATAATGAGGCCAAAGGAGCTGGAAAACTTGGAATTTCAACTTCAAATAAATTTGATCTTGCTCCGCCACCGGCTAATCTTTCTTTAAATCCTGTAATTGTTCTTAAGGTAGACATTTTTAATTCCTCCTATTGTGATTATTTAAGAAATGATTTAAACTCTACCAGCAACTTCTTCAAAAGAAACACCAGTTCTAGTAGCCACAAATGTTAGTGTTACATAATTAATTGATTTAGTTGGCTTGAGGTAAATATCAGCTCTAAATTCATTATTGTCAATTACATCAGGAGTATTGTTTGATTCATCACAGACTACCAAGAAGTCATATACTCCTCGTTTTGCCTTTACATCTCTTAAATATGGCTCAACGATGTTGATGAAATTGGATCTAGTAACTTGATCATTTAATTCAAATAATTGAGCCTGAGCTGATCTTTCTAGAGCCTGTTCAACCGTGAGGAATAATCTACGAACATTAATTCGGTCAAATGCTGAAGCATAACCTAATGCTGTCTTATCTCCAAATAATAGAATACCAACACCTGGCTGAGTAATAATTGGATTTACTCTTAATGGATATAATTTATCTCTTTGAGCTTTATTTGGATTGTAAGCAAGTTTAATTGCTCCATTAATAATACCTCTTTGCTGTCCTGCTGGTGAGAACCAAGGATATGAGAATATTGAAGTTCTTACACAGAGACCAGCAACATCACCATTGCATGGAATATAACGGAACTTATTATTGAATCTATCGTAAACATACTTATAACCACTATCAAAAATAGCATAAGATGATGAAGAAAGTGGAGAGAAGAATTCAATTATATTATCAGTTTGTCTGTTTGAATTTGATTCTCCAACCACATCTAATCTATGAGGAGAAATAACAGCAATACAATCCTTTCTTGTATTAGCAATAGAAATCAAATGGTTTGCTTTTGCTTGCGATTCAAATTTATTATCAAGTCCTGGACCCATTAATAGGTAGTCTACTTGAATTTCATCTCTATTTGAGAATAAACTATAAGCTGTAATTAATTCTCCTAAATCAGCCTTGACCCCTCCATTTGCTTGGTAATCTTTTCCTCCAAGAAGTTTGTATGTAGCATTTCCGATAAAGCTAAATGATTTATCTTGAGCTGCTTCGTTCCAAAGACCATCAGCGACTTCTAATGGAGTGAATTGATCAGAAAATCCTGATTGATAAACTTCTTCATTATTTGAATTATCAGATGGATTATCTCCTACATAAACATAATTGGAATATCTAGCAAGATACTCTTTCCACCATATTCTTTGTGGAGAATTGACTTCTGATATAGCGTCTGAGGCTTTAGAAAGATTTAAATGTCTTTCTAGAACATTACCTTGAATTCCAGTGACTTCTCCTGTGTCATCAATAATAACAACGTGGATAGCGTCATTTCTTCCATTTCTATCTAAAACGTATCCATTTGTTGATGGTTTTGGAGCTATTGATCTCCAGTATATAACAGAATTTGATAATTCAAGAATTTGTTGATCATACCAATCTATAGAGGTAATGACTGATGTTGTAACATTTACTGAGTTGCTGGAATTTCTAATAGTGACACTATCAGTATTTCTAAATGATGATATTCTTTCACCTTCTTTATAAATTGCTGGAATATCAGTCGTTGTTCCATTAGCAACTCTTGATACAATTTTAACATCAATGGAATCTTCCTGAACACCGGTAACAATTCCCTTTAATATTCCGGTAAATGAAGTTGTAGTTCCTATTCCGGCTACAGTTTCATTTGTCAGAGTGGTATAAACCGCCATTCCGACTTCAATATTATTATTCTGTATAAATGTCGCTCCAAGCTCAAGAGTTTGATCAGCTTTGTCATCAATGATACAGACTTTTAGATTGTTTGCCCATGAACCAGGATTTTTAGCTGCAAAAATGTAAGAAGCTACATCATCAGAATGTACATCCTCATAATCCTCATAATTTTTTATTTTTAGTGTTGGATTACCTACAGTAGAGATTCCAGATGTTGTATAAATTGAATTAATATTAAATGTTATACTATCTGATCCGGCTGTGCCACCTAATGAAACTTTTGGAATCGTAATTAGATCATTTGCGATAAATCCGGAACCACCATTTTGAATAATGATGCTATAATCGCCTCCTGTTGAACCGATTCCAGTAACTGTTACATTAAAAATGGCTAAGGATCCTAAGCCGTCTGTTGTGTATTCTGTTTCGTCAATTGAATAAGTTCCTGCTGCGGCAGTGGAGACGCCAACTGTAATAGTTGTTGAAATTCCAGTTGCTTCTCCAGCTCTGGTTCTCTTGGCATTTGCTGTTACCAAGTTGGTTCCATCAACTCTTACTACCTTTAGAACGCCTCCATATGAAAGGTATGAGGATGCGGTCATCCAGTACTCATAATGAGCATCATTTGAGCTTGGTTTTCCAAAAACGTTAATTAATTCTTGCTCTGTAGCAATATCAATTGCTTGTTCAATTGGACCGAGGGCAAATGGGCCTGCAATCGCTCCAATGTTATCTAAAACATTATCAGCTCTCCCTACAGTTAAATCAACCTCTCTGACGAGTACGCCCGGAGATAATTGAGGAGTCGCCATGTTTTTCTCCTAATACTTCAGTCTATCTAAAAAATATTTATTAAAAACTTAATTTTGAAGACCGGAATCA